TTAAATAAAGTGTTACCAGTAGCATTGTTAACTTGCGTACCAGTTACTTGATTGCCAAACATCTGGTTTTGCGCCTGATTGCCAAATTGACCAGCAGCAAGATTTTGACCAAACAAGTTTTGTTGTACGCCTTGACCCGCCACTTGTGCTTGATTTAATAAATCGTTTTGACCTTGTGCAAGAACTCGTTTTGCATTGTTATAAGCATCAGAACCAACTTGAATGCCTTGATTCGCTAATTGTGCGTCAGACATTTCATTTTGATGTTGAATCGTAGGCGCAAGACGGGACATAATCAAAGCACTAGCTTTGTCCCAGCCAGCCATTCCTGTTCCGCCAACATCTGTTTGAAGTTGTGGGCCAGCACCAACTTGTTGGTAAGTTGGAATAGTTACGCCTTGCGGTACTGAACTTGGATTAAACCCGCCTTCAATAGCACTACCAACGTTGCCCAATTGTGTATTAAACATGTTGGACAAACCAAGACTTGTGCTGTTTTGTGCATCAAGTAATGATTGACCAGTAGGCGATAAACTGGTTGATGCAGTCCAAGTAGGATTGCCTTGCGAATCTGTACCAGTTTCGTTGTAGTTTAAATTGCCGTATGGCGTAACTTGATTAACACGGTTAGCCGCAGCAGCCGTTTGAGCAGCTTTTAAATTGCCTGCCGATGTCGCATTTGCTGCACCGATATAATCAGGCGCTGCTGGCGCTTGTGGCGCAGGCCCTAATCCGAGAAATCCACCACCGCCCATATTAAACCCCTTTCAGTTTCCGTAAGTAGCAATTGATGTTTAACCATCTGCATTGCTCACGTTTCATTGCCATAATTACTAAATCACCGTATTGGTGAGCGTCAGAAATTTCAGCAACAATTTCAAAACCAAGGTGTCGGTTTAGTCTGATAGCTTCTTTGTTATCGCCACAAACTTGACCAAGTATAACCTTGACTCCTAATTTATTAAAGGGGTAATCAAACGCCGCCCATAACAAATCTTTAGTTGCCCAATTCCCACAAATTGAACCAACGTGAATTTCACACGCTTTGGGCAAAAAGTTGCTATACCCAATAACTGCAACAATTTCCCCATCTACTTCCTGACCAATACATTGCAAGTTAGACGGGTAATGACAATGCGTTGTTCTAGCCAAAACTTCAGCCAATAAAGGCTGATTTTCAGTCGTAACACGCCTCAAAGAACGCCGCCCCTTTCCATTACATAGTCAGTTGATACCCAATGCAATTCAATCCCAGCAGAAGCTACGTTCATATTGACCGAACCTGAAAAACCAATGGCGCTAACGCCTTGCCACAGCTTCGTCACTACTAATCCGCCGCCCCAATTCGCCTTGTCCCACAAAGAAATATCCCATTTCCCGATATTTACAATTGCTGGGTTAAAAGAAATTTGATTGGTTTGAGGCTGCGTATCGTAATCTACGCTTAAACCGCATAAAACAGTCGGTACGCCGTTATAAGTTTGCAAGATAGGTCTAACTAAGGTAAATCTTTTTAATTGCCCTAAAGCGTCAAAATACGAATACGCTTGTTGAGCAGTCGCAACAATATTTGACCCTGCATCGTCAAATCCATCATAAAACTTACCCACATAACCGTCTGAACCGAAATACATTTGCGCCTTACCATGCACTTCAAAACAATGGGCATTGATACCAGTAAATCTTGCCCATGCTTTTGTGATGGTGTGCATTACATATTGTTCATTCCCAATATCTGTTGGAATGTTCAATATCAACATATTTTGACTAGCAAAATAATTAATTTGCCAACCAAATAAGTCATAAAAATCAGTAGCAGCTTGAGAAACAGCGTAGTAAATCTTATCCGTTAAGTTAATTCGTGGGTCTAAACGACTAGATTGCAATGCAGATGCTAATGGTGTCAACCCATCTTGAGTCAAAAGTAATAAATCGCCTGACCATTTAAAGAAACAGCGTCTATTAAACGTTTGACCAAGTTGCCAAACCCCTTTTAGCGCCCAAGTTGCTGCATCTGTCGGGTCTGTGCCGTTATAAACAATAACTTCGCCCATAGATGTGACAAAAACAGCGTAATCATCTACGCCTTGCCCAGCATCAATTGTCCAAGTCCCCATTGCCTGAATGTAACCACCCATTCTAGCAATGCCGCCAAAATCTAATACGCTTGCTGCGCCTGCAATTGCGTTTACACCCAAATAATAGACTTTTAAACTGTCTTTTTGTGTGTAATACAAACGATTTTTAAACAGGTTTACATGAACAAACGTAGATGAATCAACACCTGTTATGCCTAAAACCGTATATGTACCAACAACCGTTGCGTTTGTAGCTGGTGTCGTTGCTAAATTGTAAGTAAATGTATTAGTTCCTGTGACTGTAATGACATAAGTGCCGTTATAGTCGCTGGGTGTACATCCAGTAATAATTACACGGTTGCCAGACTGAAGACTATGCGCCGTTGCAGTCGTAACTGTTGCAATTGTCGTTAAATGTGTAATCGTTGACATTACAACAGGCGTTGATGTTGCAGCCAATGTAAACCACATTGACCCATCATAAAGAAGGGCTTGGTTTTGACCATTTACTGCTGATAAATACTGACCGCCGATTGTGCTGCAATTAACGTGCTGAAGTTTTGAGTTAAGCAATCCTGTAAACACAGATACAGCCGTGGGTGAATCACATCTAAAAATCTTATCATTTGCCGCAGCAAACAATGTTTCTGTTGATGCCCCGTCATAGTTCATCAAGGTATTTACTGCACCAACTAAACCAGATGAATATTTCGTATAGCCTTGACGCAAAGTTACATCAGTAGGTGTCGGGAAAAAGTTAACTAACTGAACCGCATCTAGCGGGTTCATGTTTGCTAATGAATCTCTTGCATTCCAGCCACCAATCGGTGCAGCAAGACTAGCCGTTACCGCCGTTCTTGGTTTTGGCTGCATAATTAAGACCCATAACCAGTATCAGGAATGTTAGCGTAACCAATGAGAACTTTTGACGGTTGTGGTGAAAACGACAAGTTTGGAGAGCCTTTATCATTGGCTTTAACAATGCTCAAATAACGCATATAGTCTTGCGTCAAAGCTGTTGTATCAAATGACTTAACTTGAAAATATTTAAGCTTGGTATACAACACCATTAGGCGGTCATCAAACAACGTAGTGTCTGTATCAGCCATAAAATATTGCTGAACCGCTCCTGAAGCTGATATAGCCCATCCATTTGAGCGATACTCAAACCCTAAATATTCTGATGTATTCATGGGAGGCCACGTTTGAAACGTGCCGCCTAAAATACGCCACCGAATCCGTGGGCCTGTCGAAATATAACCAGACTTTAGCCATTGCCATTGCTGGGCATCTTCAGGGCCAAGCATTTCCCAATGTTTTGACTTATCCCAATGCGTTCTATCCGTAATGGTTTCGTAGTCTGTTGGCAATGGGTAAATAGTTTGCGAAAACAATACACTTTGTTGTACCTGTGTAGCTGAACATTTTTGGCTAACAGTTACTTGTGTATTTGAATCAACAGAAGTGATATAGGTATCTTGCGGGAAACTATTACCCGTTACCATGTAATTAGTAGACAAACCTGCTGTTGTAGGAATGCCACTAATTACATAACCGTTTTGAACACAAGAACCTACAGTATTAACGTAGTTTGTATAAAAACGGTATTCTTTTTCCAATGCTTGCCAATCATATTCTTTAGTCAATTCATAACCAGCAGCATTCATCAAAGCCAAGACTTGTTGAACGTCTTGAGAGGGATTGCCTGCTACATAAGTTGGAACGGCTAAGTTTAGTTCGGCAGTAACTTGTTGAACAAGTTGAAGCATTGATTGCGACATTTTAGACCTCGGCTGGTTCTACTTCCTTGGGTTTGCGTCCCCTAGGCTTCTTTTCACCAACTGCCGCAAGTATATTAGCCATTTGCGCTTGCATTTCGGCTAACTTCGCATCAGTTTCAGCTTTAATTTTAGCATTTTCATCCCGCAAAGTGCGGATTTCTTCTTCATGCTGGTTAGCACTAGATTCTTCTTTAGCAATACGAAGAAAATTAACGGCTCGGTCACGGAAAGAGTGTGGTGACATACCTGCCAACATACCAATTTTCTGTAATTGAGCGTCTGACGCTGCGGCTA